CGCCGCCCAGGATCTTCATGAAAGTGGATTTGCCACAGCCGTTGGCGCCGATGAGGCCGTAGCGATTGCCGTTGTTGAATTTGACCGAAACGTTCTCGAACAGCGGCTTGGCGCCGAACTGCATCGTAATATTTGCTGTGGAAATCAAAGGGCTTACCTATCAATAACTTACGGAGCGCTGGTTTGAGCTGATACCGATTTGATACCAATTTGGAGCTTTTCCAGCTGGCTCCAATCTGAGCTTGAGTTAATCCAGCGCGCATACGTCGACAGCAGCATCTGCACGCTATGGCCGAGCTGCTGGGAAATAAATGCGGGATTCAAACCGGACATTAAGCATATTGTCGCATAGGTATGACGGCAGTTGTATGGTGGTCTGTACCTGATTCCCAGTGTTTTAAGGGTCGGACCCCACTGCTTGTGCAGGTCCGATGTCTGTTTTATGTACTCGCTGTTCTTGGAAGGCGGGAAGACGAAGGGAGTTGTCAGTACCTTCCCAATCCCTTTTTTCCGACGTTCTGCATACTGTTGGGCGAGTTCGAGAGCATTCACCGCTCGGTCATTGAGCAAGACGAAGCGATCACCCCCGGTCTTCGTTCGCTCCTCGATCTTGCCAAGTGCGACCGTTCGACGCACGTGAACATGTTTTTTCCTCAGATCGACTGCATCCCATTTCAAGGCTGCGATTTCTGACAGCCTCAACCCGGTGAAGAAGGCGAACTCAAAGAACGAGGCATAGATGATGCTCGGCCAGTGCTCGTTCTGGTAAAGCTTGTCGATGATCGTGTTCGCTTCCGCAAGGGTGAACGGATCGATCTCTTTACGGGATCGCTTGGGCAGCTCCAGTGCCGCTGCGGGGTTTCTGATCAGCAACCCGTCGGCGACTGCTGAGCGCAAAATCGTTGAGAGCTTCACCAGCCCAACTGGTTCCGCAAGGTGTTCCCGACTTGTTCAAATCGGCTTTTGCACCTGCGGACTACATGGAAACCGTCAACACGCTCGGTATCCCGTACTACGGCAAGATCGAGCCCATGCCGTTCGGCAAGGGCGTTTCCGGTGAGGCTCAATCCAACCCGTTGCACCTTTGCACCCGACCACGCGCTGTTATACGGCTGACACTCTGACCATGGGCTTTCGCGATCTGGTCTGCGAGGTCGACGACATCGTGTTCGAAACGTTGGGGGATTCGGCAACCATTGAAGGCAAGCTAGTACTCGGGATGTTCTCGGCGCCTTGGTTGCAACCCACTATCGGCCGACTCAACACCGGCCTGCGGGAGCCCAGCTTTGTCATGCGGGTCGGCGATGCCGCCGGCGTGGACCAAGGCCAAACTATTGGGATTGATCTTCCCGCTCTGGACGGTGGTGGCAACTACACCATTGTCCGACTGGAGCCCGATGGTGCCGGCCTTGTCGCCCTGGTATTGAGGATTAAACCATGAGCTTGGGTTCGTACTCTGAAACGCGGGTCGGTCATGGCTTGATCAGCCTCCAGGTTCCTTCGTCGGACCTGCTGGCCTTCGCCGAGTTTTCCAGACTGGTGCCCAAAGCTGCGGCCAATGCCCAAAGGCGGGCCATCAACAAAACGTTGGGGTGGTTGCGTACGCACATCGCCCGAGAGGTCGGACGCAAAGAAGGCATTGCCATGCGGGCGGTGCGACAGCGTCTCAGGGCCTATTCAGTCAAAGGGGCGAGCACGAAAGGAAAACTGTGGTTCGGCCTCAACGCGCTGGAGGCAAGTCGTACCGGCCGAGCCCGACAGACAACCTCGGGCGTAAACGTAGGCGCCTGCCTCGACATGCTTGCCTGGTCAGAACTGGGCAGCGACTACTTGAGGCTGTCCGATGACGGCTACAACGTGATTGTCACCGGTATCGACGGCAAGCTCGAATTATTCGATGACTACAGCACTCACCCTTTCGAAAATGGGCGCAAATCGAAAGTCATCAACGGCAGGGGGCTGACGTCGAATGCGTGCGGCCGCTACCAGTTCATGCTCAAGGATTGGCCGCACTACCGCGATTTGCTGCACCTTCCTGACCTTGGGCCAGCGAGTCAGGACCGCTGGGCGGTGCGACTGATCAAAGAGCGGAGGGCGCTTGAGGATGTCATTGGTGGCCGCATCGCCGACGCTATAAGCAAATGCCGGAACATCTGGGCCAGCCTGCCGGGCGCTGGGTACAACCAGCGCGAGCACCGACTTGAGGATCTGCTGGCTCGTTATGAGGCAGCGGGAGGTTCGTTGGCATGACCCTGCTGGATCTGGTTCCTGCGCAATTCCGCCTAGCGGCGATTGCACTCGTGATCATCGCAGCCTCAGGCGGCAGCGCGCTCTTGTCCTGGACGATTCAGGGCTGGAGATACGGTTTTCAGCTTGAGCGCCAAGCTCGGCTGCAGGCAGACACGCTCAATGAAATTGCCCGGGCTGGTGCAGCGCTTCAACGCAGCGAGCAGGCCAGGCGGCTGGCACTGGAGCAGCGGCTTCATGACAGCGATCAAACCCACTACAGCGAAATGACCCATGCGCAAGAAAATCAGAAACGCCTGCGTGACCGCCTTGCTACTACCGATCTGCGCCTGTCAGTCCTACTCGCCGCCACCGATCCCGTTGGCCGTCCAGTGCGAACCACCACCGCCTCCGGCCGCGTGGTTCATGGAACCCATCGAGCCGAACTTGACCCAGCGCATGCTCAACGAATTGTCGGCATCACTACCGATGGCGACCGAGGACTGATTGCGTTGAAGGCGTGTCAGGATTATGCCCTTACGGTCGGGACCCAGCAGTAATCATGGGGTTTTGACTGTTGGCTTATGCTTCGACCGCAGCACCGGATTGATCTTCGTCACGCTCACAATGTGATTGTCGCGGTTCTGGATTTTGTAAAGCTTGGGCCCTTCTAGCACGTAGGAGTAGAGCGAAGAGGCGAAAATCGTGTCCCCGGTGATCGTGGCGCCCTCCTTGGTGACATAGGTCTTTTCGACTTCCAGTCCTCTGATGTCAAAATTGCCGTCAATGGGATTCTGTTGGCGAAACGCTGAATACGCGGCTTGCTGTCCCGATCGTAGGCCGACATTCGGCGCAATCGAAACGATCATCAGCAATAAAGCCAGAATCAAACATAGAACAACCCGGTCCTCCCATCTGCGCTCCTTGAGGGCACGGGAAACGAACGGAAAGAACAGAAATGCAGGGATGACAAGCACGGCCAGCATCCCGCCAAAACTGTCAACCGCATATTGGTAGGCATTCAGAACACCGGATCTCCATCCCTGAAAGAGAAGTGCCGGCAATCCTAGGTCAATCTCGGTTGGGCTAATACCGAAGGCGTCCAGTCGGCCAGTGAAATCCACGTAACCCCAGATCGCGAGCATGCCGTTGACCAGCGCGACGACAACAGCTGCCAGTTTCAAGTTGAATTCATGGTTTTTCTTGGGCGGCTCGGGTTCTACTGGTAGCGCAGACTGCGCTAAATCGGAGGAGTCCAGGGACAACCTTTCATTGATGATTTTGACCAATAAAATCCGGTCCTCATTCTTGTCCTTGGCTTTGCGAAACAGCTTCATGCACGATTTCCATACTTACCACCTGAGATCCTCAGGCGTTGAAATTAATAGAAGCTGCCGGACCGCATGTTCCTGCATCCAGTCCGGCCGCCGACCCCGCAGAATACCCCTGCAAGCCCAGCCAAGGCTTCTGCTTCGTGCACAAAGCGAAGCGAGTCTAGCGATCCTCACACTTCTCCATAAGGCTTGCTCACACAATGAATCACTCTCCCATCATTCCCTGGATGGGCGGTAAACGCCGTCTTGCTGACCGTCTCATTCCGCTCTTCCCGCCACATGAATGCTATGTCGAAGTATTCGCAGGAGGCGCAGCGCTATTTTTCATGCGGCAACAGCCTGCACCGGTCGAGGTGCTGAACGACATCAACGGCGAGCTGGTGAATCTCTATCGAGTAGTGCAGAACCACCTCGAAGAGCTGGTCCGGCAATTCAAATGGGCGCTCAGCTCCAGACAAATATTCGACTGGCAAAAACATACTCGGCCAGAAACCCTCACCGACGTCCAACGCGCGGCAAGATTTTTCTACCTGCAGCATCACGCCTTCGGTGGACGGGTCACCGGGCAAACCTTTGGCACCGCGACCACGGGGCCGGCCATTAATCTACTTCGGATAGAAGAGAAGCTTTCCGCTGCCTGGCAGAGACTGTCAGGCACTTACGTGGAGAATCTGCCGTGGCTGGAGTGCGCCGAACGGTACGACCGTCCCCACACCTTCCATTACATGGACCCTCCCTACTGGAAAATGCAGGGATACGGCATGGATTTCGAGTTTCAAAACTACGAAAAAATGGCTGAATTCATGAGGCGTTGCAAAGGCCGGGTGATGGTCAGCATCAACGATCACCCGGACATTCGGCAGGTATTTGAAGGCTTCCATTTCGAGGGCGTCAACATTCGCTACAGCAACGCCAATAACCGCCAGAGCTGCCCCGAAGCCTCCCGGGAACTGGTGATCTTGAATTGGAAACCGACCGATCTGAATGGCCTGTTTTAAGTCAAACTCTCCTTAGCTCGTCGCATTCCGAAGGCGCTCCCCGATGGCCGCTAATAGATCGGGCATCATCGATAGAACCGCGCCGTCCTTCCCTCTGATCCAACTGAGCATTTTCTCCGGTGTGAAGACTCCAGCGTTGTGGGGTATGACCTGTAGTTCCGGCATTCCCTCATGGCCGAAGGTCACCAGCCAGCGCTTGTTACGGAGCAGTTTCAGCGCCATTCCGGACGCGACACGCTCCTCCGTGATTGGGTTCCATGCTGGAAGGATGCCGCCGGCGGCGGCAATTGCACCTCGACACTCCGCAAGATATTCAGCGGTGAAGGCTGCAGCTGCGGGCGACAGGGACGATTCTGCGAGATCGCCCCGCCCATCCCGCTGCCTGTGCTTGAGCCAGTGTATCCATAGCGCGTCGTCGCACTCCTGCTGGTAGGTGAGGATCTGCTTGCCGACGTCCCGTTGAACGTTATGACGAGGTAACCTCATGAGCCACCTTGGCAACTTACGCAACGGCAGGCATGTCATCTCACGATATTGGCCGTTGTGGGCAACCACGGTGATGTCGATCACGGCGGACGCGAAAAGCCTCGATTTAAGCTTGGCTCGTTGGCTTTTCCAACTAAGTCCGATAGCGTCCACCACTGGCCGTATCGGCACAAACGGATCCCCTCCGTAATCGATCAGAAGCAACTCTGCTGAGTGGAAGATAACGGTGCAAGCAGCGATAGGTTGTGAATACATCTTGGCTTCCTTTCCGGAATGAAAATCGTGAAAGCTAACTCGCTTCCTCCGCCTAAGCCTTGATGTCAGCCACAGTTTCGTCAAACGGCAACAACGCCACGAATGCAAGACTTTGCCAACTGTTTACAGGTATCCATTGCACAGGCGTGTAGTCGTACGAGATCTGCTGAACGCCCTGTGAGGTCTCTAGCGTCAAAGGACCACAGCTATCAAGACCGGAGACGAAGGAGGCTGGCCAACGCTTAGCGGCGAATGTGCCTATTGAAACGTCAGCGCTATCAGACGAATACGTCAGAGATTTCCAAATCAGATATCAGACCTAAAACAACAGGTCATCCCTGTTCTCGTCAGCGTTAACCGGATTGATATTTCGCCGCCTTAATTTCGTCCATCGCGCACGGCTTTGCCCACTGGAGACCATTCGAAATCACCGGTTTCGCAACATGGTCCTCCATACCTTCAGAGAAGGGCCATCTTCGCCAGAACGGCATCGTGGAGTTGAGCACCAATTGCGCACTGTACGGCGACACGAGCGAGCGCGTGAGTACCATCGTCGAATCGATGGTGTCCAACCTCGAGCTCTACAGCATTACGTACCCTTTGCTGATGTGACTGACATCCCCGCGACCTAACTGCGTTCGGCCGCGAGATCCGTGCCGCGATCTACAAGCGCGCCGACATCCCTGTCGGTCTCGGTATTGTCCGACTCACAACGCTCGGAAAGCTTGCTAACCACTTGGATAAGCGCCAGCCTGAAAAAAACAGAAAGCGCTCTATAAACCGCACCAAACTTAATATGGCTGGCGCGCTCAGCTAGGCGATGCGGGTGAGCAGTACCACGGCAGCAAGGCTTCGTAGTCTTCAACCGATGTAGCCGTTGGCAGGCGTTCGAGTGCATGGCGCACGCCACGCCACGCATAAGGCTCTTGGCCGTTGGCCTTCGCGGTCTCAACCACGCTGTAAAGTTGAGCACTGGCCGTTGCGCCCTTAGGCGTTCAACGACCGATGGGGACGTGGGACATTGCGAGCTGCGAGCGTGCCCTCCGATCCGAAATGGCATATGCAATGAGAGATGATGAGCAAGAACTTTACTACAAGAGTAGCTGAATTGTGAGTGGTGTCTGCAAGTTAAACCCTAATGCAATATCGTGCGTATGTAAGCTGTGACAAGTGGAAATGATTATCTTCAGCTTGGATTTAACCTCTTGTAGAATGAATACAATTGAAATCTTTGAAGAAGCCTCTCGGGTGGTTGAGGCTTCTAGATAAAGGCTATAAGGGTCGCATTTGTATTTTATTTTTAATCAAATGCGTTGCCTAGCGCTTCCATAAGCTCGGGGGAGTCAACAATTGCCCATCGAAGGAACGCTGAATACTCCTGAGTTCTGCTTGTCATGTGTTTAATTCGTTCCAGCGCTTCTAACTTTTCCCTTGGTAAACTGTCGGGATTCGCATACTTGTTCATTAGCTCAACTAATTTTGCGTACTGCATGAATACTCGTTTTCTCAAATATGCAGCAGTCACCATTTTATTGCCGGTGTTGTCTTCTGTGAATACTTTTTGAATGAGGGTTGCTGTGGTGACAGTTCTAGGGTCCTCATCCATCGCAGTGATTTGGACTGTTTTGGAGAATGGTGTCAGAGGAGGCGAGTGCTTGATGAGTCGGAAAACATCCATCGTCGCATCAGTACAGTTTATTAGATTGTTGTAAAGATGTCTTTTAAGATTGTTGCATCGTCCACATGCGAAAAACAAATTGTTCCAGTCGTACATTTTATCCTCATCGCCTTGGTGAGCATCAAAGTGCTCGACATTCAAGCTAAGTGGATCTTTTGTTTCGCAGATGTAACACTTGTCGTGAAAGTCTGTTCGTAATGCATTAATAACATCCTCACCGGTCCAAGAGTTACGGAGGGCAAGGGAAGCCGGGACATCACTGCTACGGATGACTGTAAACATTCTCAGACTCCGGATGCTTTTCGTTTTATTGTTTTGTTGATGGCTAACTCATAAAACATCCTTGATTCGGCATCAAGGCTTTCGGCATAAGGAGAAATTTTATTCAGGATTGTTTCGGCCTCGCTAACATCAAAATCCTCTGCGGAGGTAGTGTCCGCTAGGGCTCGAATGGTGCTTTCCATCTCTTCTGAGACAGGTGTTACGCCTAACAATCCCTCAACTACAGCTTCAATAGAGTACATCGAAAGATTGCTGCTTTCGTTGCCAGAGGTTAAGTCGTATATTAGTGTGTCAGTTGTGGAGGTCACAACGAACGGTGAGTGCGTAGTGACGATGAATTGTATGTTTGGGAAAGATCTGATGAAGAAAGGCAGAATTTTTCGTTGCAATGATACATGCAAATGCACATCAATTTCGTCAATTAAGACGATGCCATGTAGTTTCTCTGGCGAAACATCTAAGTATGCCGTCTTCATCAAAAGGTCGGCATATATATCAAAGATAGCTAAGTATCCGGAGGATAGTGCCTGAAAGCTATAAGCGGACTTGCCTGATTGTTTAATGCTAAACCTGAGAAAGTCGGGGTCAAAGTGTAGCTCTAGTGATGCGTCTTCGAATAAGTATCTAATGTCATCTAAAAATTTCTCAAGCCAAGCCGAGATTTCATCGAGCCTATCTGATGCTTTGTCGCTACTAGCACTAAGTGCGGCTCGGACCCTTAGGTTTACAAGGTGCTGCTCCAGATTTCTCCCGAGGTTTTGATCCATATTGATTGAATCTAGATTAATTTTGGAGCCAGACGCATGTGAGACACTGTCGATTGCCGCCT